TTTGCATTTCCACATTACTTTCGATATAATGCAAATAGACCAGTTGCATAGTGACTGGTGAGGTAAGTAATTAGTAGTGAGGGGGATATAAATGATAGCTTTTACAATATTAAATTAGTTTAAGTAAAAATAAGCGTTTTATTCAGAATATGAGAATAAATGAGAACACCATAAGGCTGTATTACAAGACACTGAGATTTCGCAGAGGGTTGTCGATAGAGCTGTTTCTTACCTTCCGTTGTAATGAGGATTGTTCATATTGTAATCTGAAGCTCGCGACAGGGAAGATACAATCGAAGGAATCAACACTGGATCAGTGGAAGGAATTTATCATCAACTTCCCTGTTAAGCTCAAGGAGGTGCGCCTCTGTGGAGGAGAAGCATTGCTTTATAAGGATATAATACCATTTATTCACTGGTTGCTTGACAGGGGATTGCACGTTAAGGTACTAACCAACCTGACAGATGTTACAGAGTTGATGAAGATAAGAAGATCGTACCGATTTACTGTCTCAGCAACATATCATCATCACATACATCCTAAGATATTCCTTAGTAATTACAGTTATGTACGCAAACGACATCGGATAACAGTCTCGGAGATAGGAAGCAGGAAACTTGGATTTTCTCATCTGAATGCTTTACAGAGAACCATTGATGAGACCCAGCCGGATGAATTTAGAGTAGCACCTGACAGGACAATGTTTGTAGGTGATAAAAGTATGATAATTGCAAAATCGATATAGGAGAGTTAATTAAGATGTCTGCACCAAAAGGAAATAAGAATGCATTAGGTAATGAAGGGGGGAGACCTGCTTTTTATACTGACCCTGATAAATTACAATTAGTTTGTGACAATTACTTTAAAGACTGTAAGACAGATAAAGAACCTACAACTATAACAGGATTAGCTTTAGCATTGGGATTTAGTACGAGGAAATCACTTCTTGATTACTCAGAAAAAGTAGAGTTTGTAAACATTATAAAAAAGGCTAAGTTAAAAGTTGAATGTGAATATGAAAAACGACTATCAGGCAATTCACCAACAGGAGCAATATTTGCACTTAAAAATATGGAGTGGAAAGATTCACAACAATTTGATCATTTAAACAATGGCAATTCTTTTAATACTATTAGCGATGCTGAACTTGTCGCCAGAGTCAATAAGCTCATTGAAGCCGGAAAGCAGAAGTGAGCTTATTCAGCTTTTGGAGGTAGCTAAGTATCGATGGACCATACAGGCCCGTGAGTCACAGCTTATCCCTGAAGGTGACTGGACAACATGGCTTATTAAGTCAGGCCGTGGATGGGGTAAGACCAGGGTAGGAGCTGAGACAGTCAGGATATGGAAAGACAAATTTCCTATAATTCATTTTATTGGAGCTACAGCAGGAGACGCGAGAGATATTATGATTGAGGGAGAATCGGGAATACTTAAATCATCGCCTCCCTGGGATATGCCAAATTATGAACCATCAAAAAGGAAAATATCATGGAACAACGGAGCTTATGCTTTGATTTTTACAGCTGATGAGCCGGACCGATTAAGAGGGCCACAATGCTATGCTTCATGGTGTGACGAACTGGCTTCATGGAAATACCCGAATGATGCCTGGGATAATATGATGATGGGCCTCCGATTAGGAGAAAATCCGAAATGTATAGTCACTACCACTCCCAGGCCAATAAAGCTAATCAAGGAATTGATTAAGGACCCGACAGTCTATGTAACAAATGGCACTACCTATGAGAATATTGATAACCTGGCTCCGGCCTTTCTTAATACTATAATATCGAAATATGAAGGCACACGGTTAGGCCGACAGGAATTAATGGCCGAGCTTCTTGAAGATATTGAGGGTGCTTTGTGGAATCAGAAGTTAATAGATGCATCAAGAGTAAAAAGATATCCTGATCTCATCCGTATAGTCGTTGCCATTGATCCGGCTGTAACATCAACAAAGGATAGTGATGAGACAGGGATAGTTGTAGGAGGTAAAGACATTGACGGCCATATTTATATTTTAGAAGATGCGTCAGGTATTTATAGTCCTCAGAAATGGGCCACAATAGCTATTGATCTCTATAATAAATATAAAGCTGATCGAATAATTGCCGAGGTTAATAATGGAGGTGATCTCGTTCAGACAGTAATTAATAATATCAATAAGAATGTAAGCTATGAAAAGGTTAATGCTTCAAGAGGAAAAATAAGACGTGCAGAGCCTGTTGAAGCCCTCTATGAACAAAAGAAAGTTCATCACGTAGGCTCGTTTCCTAAACTTGAAGATCAGATGTGTTCATATACAGGTGATCCGAAAGACGAATCGCCTGATAGGATGGATGCGAATGTATGGCTATGCACATATTTAATGGAAGATAAAATAAATACAAACGTATGGGCTTAGATTTATTCGGCAATAAAAAATACTTAGACATAATTAGTCAACAAAAGGCGATGCTTGCAGAGGTTGATATCCAGGTGACCCAGCAAAACGAGCTATACCGTGCCTTATATGAAATGCTATCAACAGGGATGCCACTGTCCCGGGATTCTAAGATGAAGGATTATGTCAGGGAAGGTTATGAAGGTAATCCCGATGTGTTCTCAATAGTGATTAAGCTATCCGGCATGTTTGCTCAGGTAATGTCAAATATCAGATTAATGCAGACGCAAGGAGATAAAGAAATTGAGATTGATAATGCTGAGATAGATGCAATACTGGAGAATACTAACTATTATCAGAACTTCTATGAGTTTTGTCGTCATTGGGCCGTCAGTTATTACATAACAGGCAATTCTATTGTCTATGCTCCACGGTTCACAGGAGGGATTAATAAAAGCAAGCTCACAAATGATGGTATGATAATGATGCCGTCACAAAATGTCAATATATTTTCTTCCGGATGGAGAAAGCCAATTGGTCATTATGCTTTAGACATCAATCAGTCATACAAGATCGACCCTCACGATGTATGGCATGAACGGTTTGCTCCGACACTCACTTATGAGGGAGGTAAGAATTTCATGGGTATGTCACCTGTTAAGGTTGCTGCTAATATCATCAACAGCCAGAATAAGGGTTATGAGGTCACGGCAAAGATGTATTCCTATGGTCATCCTCCCGGGATCCTCAGTAAAGAGGTGGAGGGTAATTCAGAGACAACAGCTGAACAGGAGAGTAAGTTCAGGGAGCGATATAAGACTAAATACCAGAATGTTAATAATATGTCCGTCCCGATATTCACGCTCGGTAAGATGAACTACACGAAGATAGGCTATGACAATCTTCAGGAGCTTCAGGTTATTTCTATGAGTGAACACGGCAGGCGTATCTTTTGTAATATCCTACAAGTCCCGTCACAACTATTCAATGACACAGCAGGCAGTACTTACAATAATATGAATGAAGCATCTAAGGCGATCTATACAGGTCGTATCATCCCGGATGTATCTCAGTTCTGTGCAGGGTTCAATAATATCATTAAGGCTTATGGTGATTTCTGGGTTAAGCCTGATTATTCCGATATCGACTGCTTACAGGAAGAAAAGGAGAAAAAAGTTGTGTGGGTAAGTAAGATGTTTAACGATGGTATAATTACAGGCGATGAATATTTACAGATGCTGGGAGAGGAGCCGACAGGACTTCCTGAGATGCAGGTAAGGTATCAAAACATAGCAAGGGTTCCTTTGGGCTTTGGTGAAGAATTAAACATCGATAGTAATAAGTTTTATGAGAAGTTTGGATTAAAAGATAAATTATAGTTATGGAAAAGTCAGAGAAAAAACAGAAGGAATCATTTACAAGAGCTGAGGTTGTTAAGTTATTGCAGCAGCAGATAAATGACTGTGCCGAATCAATCAGAGATAGTAATCTATCTGAGTACACGGCAAAGCTGAAAATAATGAGTACTAAAATAATTCAGTTCTGATGAACAGGCGGCAAATATGGCAGCGATTAGATCGAAGGAAGTCTAATTACCGGGTTAAGAGTAAGCCGGTATTTATGAAGGCTTTTGATGATCAGATTCAACCTCTTTATGAAAAAATTAAAGAGACATCTGACATTCGTGATATTGTTGTCCCGCCGTTGAATGACAAGCCTATTGAAGAGGCATATAAGCGTTTGTATTTAATAACAGCTTCCGATTATGCAATGCTGCAAAGGATGGAGTTCCGGAAAAAAGATGTTAGTGAAGATGAAGTTTTTGAAGCTCTGATGTATGATGAGATAATCAATTACTTGAAGGTACACAAAGGAGCAACCATTACAGCAGCCGGTGATACATCCGTCGAACTTATTCAGCGTATGATAGATAAGATGGTCCCGGAGATACTTGACCAGGGAATTGGAGGAGGAGCAGCGCAGACCATGCTTCGTGATCAGATCGGCAGTGCCTGGCATGAGATGAAGCGGTTTCGCACTGAAAGGATAGTTCGTACCGAGGTCAACAGGGCTTCTAACTGGGGCAGCCTTGAAGGAGCTAAAAGTGTTGGTATAGATCAGGATAAGGTATGGCTGAGTTCTTTCGCACCGGATTCGAGGGATACACATAATGCGGCGGATGGTCAGAGAGTGGATATCAACGAGCCGTTCATCGTTGGAGGTGAGAGCCTGATGTATCCGGGTGATCCGGCAGGGTCAGTATCGAATACGGTCAATTGTTTGTGTTCAATATATTACGAAATAAAATAAAACGTGATGGAAAAAATATCAATTAAAGATTTTGAAGCGGAGGTAAAAGACCTGGATACAACGAAGGGTATTGTGACAGTCTATATCAATGCTTTCAATAACGAAGATTCCGATGGTGATATTTCACTTCCGGGTTCTTTCAAAAGGACATTCAAGAATAACGGCAAGACCCTTCAGCATTGGCTTAACCATGACAGGGATAAGCTCCTCGGAGTCCCGATTAAGTTATATGAGGATTCCGTTGGAGCAATAGCCGTCAGTCAGCTTAATATTAACAAACAGCTAGGGAAAGATGTGTTTGAAGATTATAAACTGTTTGCAGAACATGGTAAGACCCTGCAACATTCCGTCAGAGTGATTCCTGTTAAATATGAAGAGGACAGAACAGGAGATAATTGGACTCGCACAGTATCGGAATGGAAGATGATAATGGAATATTCCACTCTCTATGGCTGGGGCGCTAATCAACAGACTCCTTTGATTGATATTAAGAGCATGAAAGATTTGGAGCTTATGATGACAGAGGGCAATTACAGTGATGAGAAAGCCCTACTGATCGAACAAACATACGAAAAATTAAAACAATTACTGGAAGCAGACGACCCGGATGCCACTCTGGAAACAGACCCGGCTACACTTGAAAGCGACCTGATGAAATTTTATAATAAACTAAAAATTTAATTACATGGCAAAAGAAGAATTGACAGTCGAAAAGATGGCTGAAAACATCAATACATCAATCGAAGAGCTCAAGAGCTCCATTGATGAGAAGGCCAATTTAGCTGATCTTGAAGCTAAGTTCGACACGATAAACGAGAATATTGGGAAGCTCGTTGATAAAGATGGAAAGGTCATTGTACCTGAGTCTTTCTC